GCCTCCCGGCGGTTCTTTTATGAGACGTCGTGCCTCATGACGTTTTATACTTGCGTCAGCAAGCCCAACCAGTGAGTGAGGTTATCTTGTAACCACACTCTTAGGAGTTTTCTTTATGGCAACCGACCCTTCAACCGTTATGACTGTCAATGAGGTTATCACGCGGTCGACGTACGACAAAACGCAAGTTTTGAACTCGTCTTACTGCAATGGTTTCCTTATTGCGGATGATACACGTGAGCAGGCTATGCTCACAGATGTTTCATCATATCGGAAGAATTGGGTTCGGACGCCTGGTTGGAAGACTTTGGTTAAACGCAAACCCCGTCCGGTTTTTCCGGATAACCACTTCGAAATGGCAAAGGCTTTCACCTCACCAGGTGAAGTTGTCTTTCGGGACCAGAGGAGGCTTACCAGCCCTCCGTACGGCCCGTGGGATGTTTGCACTTGGGATCGTCAGAAGACGATTGAAGGTGCACGTTTCGGGTGGTTCGATGGCGGTCGCACGATAAACGATAACATCGTTAGAATGCGGCTGCTGTCGAAGGTTCGCGGTCAGTCGGTGAACGTCCCCGTCGTTGTTTTGGAAGCGCGTAAAACTGCTAACTTGGTAACCAACACGGCTATCAGATTAGCTCGCGTTATGCGACTCCTAAGACGCGGTAAGTTCATCGAGGCTTGTCGCCTTTTGGGCTTCATGCCAACCCCTGGCCAGAAGAGAAAGTGGGCAAAGGCTTATGGCGTAAACCCGGAAAGGGCGGCTTCATCCATCTGGCTTGAAATCCAGTATGGTTGGACACCACTCCTCCATGACGTTTACGACTCGGCCCAAACCCTCGCATCTCTTATGGAAAGCGAATGGTTCCGCATCGGTACTGTTCGATCCAGCCTTGTGGAGCGTAGGAAGATCAACCGCGAGGTTGTTTGGAACACGTCTCCCGAACGTGGCACTTATAGCCTGACGGCTAATGTCACGGAAAGCTGCAGGGGAATCTGGAGATTTTCTCCAGGTGCTTGGGGTCAAGCCGCACAATTGGGCTTGACAAATCCTGCCTTGGTCGTGTGGGAACTTGTACCTCTTAGTTTTGTCGCCGATTGGCTTATACCAATCTCAGACTGGCTAGAAGGGCTCGATATTCCTTTCCTCGTTAAACACGTGGGTGGGAGCATCGGTTACAAGCGCTACACTGAATGGACGATGTCTGGCTTTACTCTCGAGAATTGGCAAGCCGGTGAGGGTGAACTTTCTTCGTATAACTTTCACGTTGAAAGGGAACCACTCATCGACTACCCAAAACCCGGGTTGGACGGCCTGACTTTCGATCCTAAATTGGGCACCAAGCGACTCTTGAGCGCTTTAGCGCTTCTTCAGGTTGCTTTCGGTCGTAATTGACCGTTGGTTACCTCTCTCCGCCATCTTTGATGGCTTCGCGGCTCTCCATTGAGCTGTCCTTCAACATCTGTGGACTTTTCTTATGCCTCAACAAAGCGTCATTCAGCTGCCCAACGGTGCAGCAACTCCGGTCATTAAAGACTTTCTCCCTCGCGGGAGTTCGTCGACACCCACCGGTAAGCACTACAGTCTCTGGCGTGATCAATCCGCGGCTAACGCTGCTGGATTCGTTACGCTGGAGGAGCTGTATGGCAAGCCTTCGGGTGCCAACGGGAGCGAAAGCTATCAGTGGACCGTGAAGATCCCTCGGTTGACGACCGTGGGCACGAACGATGCCGGGATTGTCCCGGCGCCGTCTCTGGATTTCCTCGCGCTCGCGCGCATTGGTTTCCAGGTCCCTGTTCGCGCGGATTCGGCGATGCTCGCCGATCTTACGCAGTATGTCGCATCTCTGGCTGCGGACTACATCACCTTGGTGGTTCGGAATCGTAACCCGACGTACTAACGTTGTGGATCTCGATTCTGAATTCGAGCGGGCACTTCCTTCCCAGGAAGCCGCTCGAAACCTCTACAAGGAGGTATCATTCATCTGGGTACTTTGTTTGGTCATGGGTGCGAACTTCGCATTCACTTTCCTAACTTTTGTACTCTTATGTCTTGCTATCCTCGCTTAACTAGCGAGGACTTCAAGGAGGTAATGTGAAAAGACGTCACATTGTGCGTCAACCAGGTCGAGGCCCGAGTCTCAGTGATGAGATAAAGGCTTCGGAACGAGACGGAATTATCTGCTCGTACCTGGAGCTCTTGGATTGCCCAAGGGCGTTAACTGTTTGGCTCCTTTATAAGGATAAACAGTCATCTAGTCATAGCCAGATTGTCGATATTAATTGCGATCCTTTGATGTACGACGACCCTGACAGTTTCTGTCGGGACTATCGTGCTACAAAATTCCTTTCGAAATACATCGACTTAAACCTCGATGTGGATCGATCGGATGTCGCAATTAGAACTGCTTCCTGGGCTGAGGTTCAAAACCTGAAGACCAATCTTAGATTAGATGCGCTGGGTGTGAACCCAGCTATGGATCCGATTTTGTTTCGGGCCCAAAATTTCATTGCATCTGTTCTTGGACCAGTTCCCGACTCTTTTGTCGATACTGGTTGGTCGAAGGGTCGTACAACCGCAGCTTCGGGTCCGCGTCTATCATCCGTGATGAAATACGCTAGCAGGTTAGACTCAACCGTGTCATCCGTTGACAGAGCTGTGAAGCTCCTCAACGACTCACCTCTATGGGCTGCGTCTGTTCTTAATGCAGACGCTGCGTGCAATATTCTTCCCAGAGCATTGCATATCGTAGAGGGGAACGTCATGATTACGGTGCCTAAGAACGCGAAGACTGATCGTGTGATTTGCTATGAACCACACCTGAATGTACGACTCCAACTTCAAGTTGGTAAGTACATCCGTCGTCGACTACAACGCTTTGGCGTGAACCTCGATGACCAGTCTGTCAACCAAATTAGAGCCCATAGGGGGTCGCTCTCTGGCGACTTATCCACTGTCGATCTCAAATCGGCTTCGGATACTCTTTCTTTCTCGCTTGTCGAACAGCTGTTGCCTCCTGACTGGATGGCATTGCTTGACGACCTGCGTTCGAAGAAGACTCTCTGGCCCGACGGTACCCTTCGGACGAACCAAAAGTTCTCGTCGATGGGTAACGGGTTTACATTCGAACTTGAGTCGCTTATCTTCGCGTCTCTCTGTTCTAGTGTTTGCCATTCGGACTGGAGCGTCTACGGTGACGATCTAGTTATTCCCACATGGTACTTCGATGACCTCAAAAGGGTCCTTGAGTACTGCGGCTTTACTCTAAACACCTCTAAGAGTTTCTCAAAGGGGTGGTTCCGAGAAAGTTGCGGGAGTGACTACTTTCGCGGTTTGTTTTGTACGCCGGTTTACCTCAAGAACTTAAAAACTCTTGAGGATGTCATTAAGCTCCATAACCAAATTCGTGATAAATTCTCACGAGATGGTATGATCTCACGACCCGTTTCGGATCTTTTGAGATCTTGGAGAGACATGCGTCCTTATCACCTCGGTCCTTCAGACTTTGGTGATGGCCACTACCATACTAATTTCGATGAAGCTTGCCCCACAAGGGCAAGTCATTCGATTGACGGTTGGTGGTTTACTTCCAGTTTGCGGGTCTTCCGCTCTGGGGTTGGACTCGTGAGAGAAATCTCACAGTCAGGTCACACTCAGATTTGCGTTCCATCTCAACTTGGATACGCATCTCTTTGTGCCTCCCTCGATTTCGATCTTGGGAGTGTCTTAGAGAGGTCCCTTGAGGACCTTTTCTTCGACAGACGCTTTTTCGCGTACAAAAACAGACGGGTCCTCTCCAACTTTTGTTGGAGAGGTGAGAAGATAGTTATCTAACTTCTTCTCTTCTCCCCCAGTGGGGGTGGAGTGGC